CTTTGCTGTGTTTTCAATCGCAACGGCTAACCTGTTCTTTATCGTTTCAACCGCCTGATTCTTTTTTAGATTCAAACGCCGGGCGAAGGAATGGGCGGGCGGGCATCTTAGAGGTTCCAAACTCAATAAAGCGCCAGTAGTAAGCCTCTCCCTCAACCGTGTACTTCTTCCCTACCCGGTTAAGCCTTCTGTTCTTGGCTGAATCAACATAGTTTTTCTTGCCCTTGCGAACGCCAACCAAGAAAGTTTCTTGGCCTCGGCTGGATTGGGATCTTGAGCGATACCGATACAAGGCTTTTCTTAGGTTTCCGGTTTCCCCCTGGGGGGCCAACCTCTTAGCCTCATCAACAATAACTTTAGCGCCAGCAGATACAGCTGATCGTAGCGGCCTCTTTTGAATCTCAAGCGGCAACTGATTTAAGGCTTGTTGCAGTTCTTTCAGCCCTGTAATGTTTACGGTCATCATGGCTTTTTGGCTGTGATCTCTAAGCCTTCACGCCGCCCAATCTCAGCGATATAAACAATATCGTAAGTATCTTCACGATCAACGATCCGGCACTTCTCATCCACATCTGATCTGTATCTAATTTTATACATCACCTGCCCGGTGGGAACAAACTGCGCCGCAGTAAACAGTTCCCGCCCACTCATAAACTTCTTTTCTGCCCAAACCTCAGCTAGCAGAACATAAGAAATCTCAGCCTCGCCAACGGAGTTCTGGGTTTCTACCCGCTGCTCGATCTTAATCCGGCGATCTAATCTACCTGCTTGCATTACATGCCCATTTCAATGCGGTGGGGGTTCATCAGGTAAGCCGCCCCCATTGGAACCTCATAGGCTTGCCCATAAGATACAGATTCTCGGTTGGCGTACAGATGCCCCGTAATCAGCAGCATGGCTTGTTTAAGGGCTTCGGGAATCGGGTTGGGGTTAGGGCTTAGACCATCTGTAAAGCCCGCCTTGAGATCGATCTGAACGGAATTTGCCTGATACTTAGCCGAGGGCCAAGAACTAACCGGATAGATCACGGCTGGCCTTGTTTCGTTATCTAAGATGAAATCCGTAAATTCTTGAGTATCCCCGCTTTCATCAAGGTAAGTGATAGAGGTTACCTCGGTAACAGGCCAAGTTTTAAGGTTTAGCCCGTTGGTTGGGAATGCCATGCGCTTAATTGTTTTATCTTGCTGGGCAATGGATAAGGCGGTGTAGCTTTCTGCTGCGCTTCGTGCGGCTTTAGCCAAGGCCATTAGTTGCCCATCCTCAAGGCTATCGTTCTGCGTTCCAGAAACATCTAGCCTTAGATGAAGTTTGATCTCGTTTAACTCTAATGGTTCTTGGAAAATCATACGTTGTCCATTTCGTAAGCAAGCCATGTGTTGGTTACATGGAATATTTCGGCTCCATTTTCACACAATTCGTTCAGTGTTTGTGTAACTTCAACAACAGGCAAACAGTTATCATCGTGGAAAATGATGATCCCACCTGGGTTAAGAATCTGTTTTGCTAGGGCGTAATCGTTTAAAACACCCACCCTAGAATGATCCGCATCAATGAACACCGCATCTGCTTTGGGTAGTTCGCTTGCCTTTAGTTCAAAAGTTCCCTGATCCTTGATAATCAGTTTGAACTTAGGATTGCCCAAAATTAGTTCGCCAGGAATGGCAGGAATTTCGTTTCTCTGCACCTGCATCTGGGTTTTATAGTTCGGGGTAACGTCTACACCCACATAAAGATTAACAAACGGAAGGTTCTTAAACACGGCAGCAGGGTTTCTACCATTATTTACCCCAAACTCAACAACAGTTTTAGCCTTAACCGATTCAATAAGATCTAAGAAAGCCTCGATCTCACCGGGGTTGAAGTACCTGTTTGGCAACCCAGTTGTATCGTACTTTCTGGGAAACAGCTTAATAGATGGGCGATTTCGCGTAATCATGGGCAAACTCCTTTAGTTTAGGAACCCAATAGTTTAAGTTTATCTGTTTATCACACTTGTGGTTTTTGTTAAAGCACTCACAAGGATTCTCAGAAGAAATTAACAAATCTGTTTTGTTTCCGTGATCGTAAAACCTCGGGGATTCATGCCCCCCAAACACACAAACCACCGGAGCGCCCACGGCTTGAGCAAGAATCAAGGCAAAGCCGGGTGAACAAAATACCAAAGATGATAAGGACATGAGGCCAGCCAGCACTTCAAACTCCAACTCACCTTTGTGCGCCACAACATCTGCGTTGATGGGCTTACCTACTTCCCACTCAACGCCTTGGGCTAGATCTGCCACGCTTACAACAAAGTAATGCTCTTGAATTGCGGAAATTAAGGAATGATAAGCCTCAAAATCTGGATTTCTAAGGCCGCAACCGCCCATTCTGTGCGCTCAACTAAGGGTCTATACACCAAAACAGGCTTATTGCACCCGTTTTTATCAAGAAAATCTTGTGCTTTTTGCACCCATTCGGGCTTGATTTTTAGGGAAAAATCCCTGTTTTGCACCCCTTGAGCCTCGCACATTGCATCTAAAAACCCACCACAACGCTTGATTTCATCGTGTGTGTACCAGATTCTGCTGGCTTTTACGAGGGGAAATGGCTTATTTGTGTACTTATCTGCTTCTCGCTTAGAGTTCTTTAATTGGGTTCTTAGGCTTGTAATGGGTTTAAGAAGATTAAGGTTCTCAATATCGTGATAAACAGAAGGCCAAGGGGTGTGTAGCCAAACCTCGCCCTTTTGGGTTAGTTCTTTGATAACGGCTCTCTGGTGTAGGTTATCTCCAAGGCCGTGCATACCCTGAATCAGATAAACCCTTTTTTGATTGGTTAGCGCAGCCCGTAAAGGTTCCCTTCGGAACGCTTCAAGCGCCGTTGTCCTAGTGGCGTTTACTACTTCCACGCTTTTATCTTTAAGATCATCTGCAAGCCTATTAAAACTCTTGATCCAAGAAAGCATTATGGGGTTTTTATGCAAGCCTTTAGGGTGATCCCCATGCCAATGAGTTTTTCCATCGGTTTTTTGCATATCGTACCCAAGCAAAATAATCCGAGATGCGCCCCAGAGATAGGCAAGATTGATGGCCTGATACCCTGAGTTCCCACCGTAGTGAATCTTATCCATGCCCAATCCGGGCTTGAACGTACCCTCAATACGGTTGATGCCGTACTTAACCCACGCTCTTTCATCTTGAGTCCACAACTCACCAGCGAACTCAGCCCTTGCCTCTTTGTAGTACACATCCCACCAATCAGCATCACAAGCGTATAAGTAATCAGCCCAAGGCGCTAACTTATAGGTTGTGTTGATAACAATTACACTTCTTTTTTCTTTCTTCCCCGCTTCTTGCCGCCACTTTCTAACTCGTTCGCAGTCGTCTGCGGTAAGGCTTGGCCCACTGGCAATGCAGACAAAGGTGCTGTGGGCATCAAAGGGCGGTTCAGGATAACTTTGGTTTCGTATTCTTGGAGGTAGCCAGCAGAAATCATCTGCCGCGCTAGGTGATCTGGGGCATCAAAGACCTGATCGGCCTCGATAACTCCGAGAGTTGAACTCTGAAAACTTCTAATTGATTTAACTTTCATGTGTAATCAGGGGGGCCGAAGCCCCCCTTATCCTAGTTAGGTAGGAATCGTACCTTTTTGAATTGCGGTAGCGCGGAACACGGAGAACGCGCCACGCATCTCTGCACGGATCGTTACCAAGTTCTTTTGCACGTTGTCGTCATCTTGCTCGTAAGCCTCAACAACCACACCGGCACGCTGCCACATCATCATTGCATCCGAAGAAGCGCAGATCAGTGTGCCAGCAGGAACGGCGTTAGAAGCCACAACCGGCAGACCCCAGAGGGTAGCCGTTAAGCCATTGTTGACATACGAAACAACGCCATCAGAAGCAACATAACCAGCATCATCTTTCTTAAGGCGCTCAATCTTGCCCCAATCAGCCGGGTTGATGAAGTACACATTAGGTGTGTACTCAGCAGCGATCACTGCATACTTCAGCTTGTTGGCAAAATCTAAGCCGGTATCGCCGGTAGCGGCAGTAACGGTTGTGCTGTTGCCAGAAGCCAAGATACCAGCGATGTTGGGCGATGTGCCGTTGCCGTTAACGATCTGAGTTTGAAGGCGGTTCAGAACACCGTGGCGCAGACGCTGATCGATGTAGGTTGCAACTGCCGGAGCATCATCCATAACCTGCTTGGAGATTTTCAGGAAGTGGGCAATCGTGCGAACAGGAACGCTAACCAAAGCAAATGTTTGATCCGACTCAGGCTTATCAGCAGCTTCACGGGTTTCAGCCGCATCGTTTGTAAACACATCATCCTTGGTGTACTCAACCAGGTTTGAATTGGTTGTGCCGGTGGGGATGAAATCCAACAAACTCAGCGAACGGAAAGCGCCAGCAACAACGCCGGGCATACGATCAGCGGGGTTCAGAGTGTTTACAGGATCAACTGGTGAGCCACCCTCACCGATAATGGTGTTCTTCAGTTCAATGCGGGCGCGGCCCGAAGCACCTGAGATCAGGTTCTTGTAGGCATCACTAGCAATAAACTCTTGACCAAAAGATTTGGGAGCCTCGGCCTTTTCCATCTTCACGCCTTTTTGGGCCATCGATGTAAAAGCATCCGACAGATCGCGGTGGCGCTCTGACAGAGATTTGAGTTCTTCACGAGTTTTGGCAGCAACATCGCCGTTCTCTTTCAGCTGGCCTTCGTACTTGGCAAGAGCCTCGCCAACTTTAACTTCTACTGATTTCAACCCATCTTGGGTTGCTTTAATAAGATCTTCACTCATGATGATTTCCTTTAATGTGGAGGATAGGCGGCTAAAGTTTAAACGATGAGAACATTTCTGCAACCATCATTTTCGCTCTCTCTTGTGCTTCACGCTCACCGTGAGCAATGGACTTGATGCGGGCCACCAAAGAGGTTGCATCAGCCCGTGAAAACCCGCCAGCCTCGCGCAGTAGGGTTTCAATTTCTTTCAGTGATTCACACGCATCTAGCGCGGATTTCACATCGTTAATCTTTGCACCAAGATCGGCTGGTTCTTCAACCACGCTGATCTCAATAAGTTCAATCTCTTTCAAAAGGCGGCGATCATCGGACATTTTCTCAACCTTCCGTGGAATATAGCCAATTGACATACCCTCAATCGCACCAAACTTTAAGGAGGCGTACACATCCTCGGCAACCGAATGCCCTGGGGTGAGTTGACCCTCAACGTACAAGCCCTTCTCATCTACACTGATAAGGTTGTACTTGCCAATCACGGGGCCAAAGTGGTTCCAGCGCATACGAATAGGGCGCTCACGGTTGGCTAAAGTTCTATCGTAAGCCTTGGATCAACAGTATCCCCGTAGGAATCCACCCCGCCAAACACAGATGCGTAGCCAGAGAAAACCATTGGCTGATCTTCTCTAAACTTAATCTGTGATTCTTGCAGCGATAAGCGTTTAGTTTCCATTTGCTGTTCCTTGCCTTGTTCCAACTGAGTTTAATGGAATCATACTGCTGTTGACAAGTAAAGTATCACCACCGGGCATTGGCATCCACCCCTCTAACGCTCTCGCTTCATTAGGAGTTAACACGCCGCCGTTGATGCCTTTGTTATACCCATCAAACCTTGTTGATTGATCCATCCTTAACAAAGCATCAAAATCAAACTCTACCGAATACCTACGGGCATCAGATTCTGTTAACAGTTTAGATCTGATTCCCGCCTCTAATCTTTCAAGGTACGGCCTGAGATTAAGTTTATAAAAGCCATCAATGATCTGTTGAACGCCGCTGCCCCAGGTTGTGCTTCCAGAGGTATCGTTAATCAAAACAGAAGGCACACCCAAGAAGCGGGCTACATCTTCTAGCTGAAACCTTCTCGATTCCAGCAACTCAATATCTTGGGGTGTCATTGAAACGGCTTCGTACTTCATCCCGCCTCAAGCACAAACAGATTATCGTTATTGCCCTCAGCCAACTCAGCCATGTTCGCCCTGATCTGGGTTCTCTGATCCTTGGTTAACAGCTTATCAACCATCAAAATCCAGTGGGCTTACCGCCGTTGCGATAGACAGAACCTAAAGCGATTCTCTGCGGCAATAGTTATTCCTAATGATTGGC